GGATATGAAGCATTGTATACCGCAGCCGCTGGTTTGGGTGTTAATGTAGCGATTGGATACCAAGCTGGATATTCACATAAAGATACAGGTGGAGGAAATGTTTTCATAGGACCTGAAGGTGCCGGTAGAAATGTAATAAATTCATCAGTTTCTGTCTACATAGGACAAGCATCAGGTTACAATGCTACAACTGGAAATTACAATGTTGCAATAGGTGGTTATACCGCCGCTGGTATCGCTACAGGCTCAAACGCTGAAAACATTGTTCATGTTGGATATCAGGCTGGTTCATATACGACTGGTAGTAACAACACTTTTGTAGGATATTATGCGGGTAGGGGTGGACAAACTTCTGCTCCATATAGTTCAGGTGAAAGTAATGTTGCTGTGGGATATCAAGCTCTTACTGGTTTCACGACCGGTGAAGATAATACCGTTATGGGATATAAGGCGGGTGACGCCATAACAACTGGAAACGATAATGTAATAATAGGAAAAGATGCAGGCGATGGTTTAACCTCTGCGACTAATAACGTATTAGTAGGTTCCGGAGCTGGTGATGGAGCCTCGATTGATTCAGGGGGTGGTGTTGCAATCGGCCAAAGTGCAGGTTCGGCTAATAACTTATCTAATAATGTATTTATTGGTAAAGATGTTGGTAATTCGCCAAATGATGGTGTCGCTGGTTCTTACAACGTAGGTATTGGATATCAAACTCTTAGAAATATAGGTGGAGGTGCTGTAGGTAATGTTGCTATGGGTAGAGGTGCTGGTAGTGGTGGAATAACTAACAATCCAGATAATGGTGGTAAATATAATACGTTCATAGGGCATTTAGTAGCTCGTCATTTTACTAGTGGTAGTTTCAACATCATAATGGGTGGTGATAACGGAGATGCAGCTGGAGAACATTTAGAGGATGGTAGTAATAATATCATAATAGGAAAAGGTGCGGGAAAAGGTAATCCTAATGCTACTCATAATCCAGAACATAACGTTTGGATTGGAAATAATGCAGGCGGTAGTGAATCAAAGACAACGCCAGTAGGTACGGTAGGTATTGGACAAAACGCACTACAAGATTTAGTAGACCAAGATGAACTAGTAGGTATAGGTCGTTACGCTTTACAAAAAATAGTGGGAACTAATTCAACTGCAGTTGGATACGAAGCTGGTAGATACGCAACTGGTTCTTCTAACACATTTGTGGGACAAGGTGCTGGTAAAGGTGGAACAACATCTGCTCCGTATAGTTCAGGTGGAAGTAATGTTGCTATTGGAAAAGGTGCTCTTGCTGGTCACACAACTGCTGGTGGAAATGTAGCAATCGGTAATGGTGCAGGGGATGCTCTCACCACAGGAGGACATAACGTTGCGATAGGTGATAATGCACTAGGAGCTGGAACATCTGCAGGAAATAACGTTGTTATTGGAAGTAGAGCTGCGGATGCGTTTAATGGTAGTCAAAATACTATAATTGGTCAAGATGCAATGGGAACTGCAACTGGAACAACTAATACTGTTATAGTTGGCTTTGCTGCTGGTGGTGCAATGACTAGTGGTGGCCCAAATACCTTAATCGGAACTTACACTAATGTGCACGCTGGTGATGCTGACAATGTAATTTGTCTTGGGTACAATGTTGTTGGTACTGCTAATCACAGAGTTCATATTGGAGATAATTCAAGTCATGTTTATAACGATTTTAACTCTAATGCAACTTGGACACACTCTTCAGATAAGAGACAAAAGAAAAACATAGAAGATGATAAGTTAGGATTAGACTTCATAAATGATATCAGACCAGTTACATTCGAACATAAATCTCCGTCAGAGTTTCCAAAAGAATGGAATGCTTATGATGCTGATGATAAAGAACCAATGGGTGGTGGTGGAAAAATTCATGGATTGATTGCTCAAGAGGTAAAAGAAGCGTTGGATAAACAAGATATAGACACATTTGGTGGTTGGGATGAAACACCAGACGGAAGACAACATATATCCTTTGAAGCATTTGTTCTACCACTTATAAACTCTGTGAAAGAACTTTCAGAAATCGTAAAATCTCAACAAAAAGAGATAGAAGAACTAAAAAAGAAATAAAAAATTGTATTTCGTATAATTATATGATATATATTACTATTAATAAACAAAACTAAGGAGTTATTAAAATGGCTGAAGAAATTAAATTTAGCGAAGAGGAATTAAAGTCTCTTCAAGAATTAAGTCAAAGTTATCAAAACATTCAATCTTCATTTGGACAGGTAAAAGTTCAGAAGATTCTTAATCAACAACAAGCTGATGCTTTAGAAGAAGCTGAAGTAAAAATGGATGCTGATTATAAGGATATTCAAGACAATGAACGTAAATTGGTTGAAGAGTTGAATAAAAAGTACGGACCAGGTCAATTAGACCCACAAACTGGAGTATTCACACCGGCGCCTAAAGAAGAAGCTGCTGAAGAAGTAGAAGAATCTTAAATAAATCCTTAAACGGTTGTATTTTGAAATATTTCGTTATATTTATATATAACAAATTTCATATTAATTTTTAAACCCTTTAAAGGAGAAAACACATGGCAGAGAGAATAGTCAGTCCAGGTGTATTTGCTAGAGAAAGAGATTTATCTTTTTTACCTCAAGGAGTATCTGAAATAGGTGCAGCTATTGTAGGGCCGACAGTAAAAGGCCCCTCATTTGTACCAACAGTAGTCAGAAACTTTGAGGAATTTGAAAGTATTTTCGGAACTTACAATAGTGATTATTACACACCATTTACAGTTAAGAACTACTTAGATAGTGCTGGAACTGTAACAATAGTAAAAGTAGGATATCTTGGTGGATACAAGGTATCAGGCTTCAATTTAGTAGTTAGTGGTTCAGGTGCAACAAAGTTTGTTGTAGCTCAATTTTTACCAGCAGAGCCAAATAATAGTGGTGAGGGACTAATAAGTGGTTCTTTATCAGGAGATCCTATCTCAGAAGCTAGTAACTTTGCTTTAAAGATTAATGGAGCTAATGCAACTGCTAGTGTTTCAAATTTAACATTATCAGAAAAAGGTTCGGCTACAGGTGATTTATCAAGTGCTTCTTCTAATTTTATTGGAAAGCAATTTCCTACTTCTCCTGGTGCTCAACAGATAGGTTCTACAGATGCACCAGCGTATATGTATAAGTTTTTTAGAACTGCATTAAGTGCTTCTTTTTCAAATGGTACTATTACTGCTAACGCTTCGATGTCCATAGAAAACTTTGCTGATAATGGAATTGATTTTGCTAGTGGAACTGAATCTGTAGATACTTCAGATGGTAACTATATTAGTACTATTTCAGGTAACTCAGATGCAGCTGCTGCAAGAACACCATTTATCGTATCTCAAGATTCTACTCAATTATTTAGAATATACACGAGAGCTGATGGTACTGAAACTAATAATCATTACGCAGTAATTCGTGATGTAAAAAGACCACAAAACTCTAACTCAAGTCCAGATTATGCTGAGTTTGGTTTAGCAGTTTACACTGCAGATGGAAGTCTTGTTGAAACTTATAGTAATTTAAACTTAGATCCAACTTCGGGTAACTATATAGTTAAGGTAATTGGAGATGAGTTTCAAACTGTAAATAACGATGGTGAAATCACTGTTTATGGTGATTATCCTAATGCTTCAAGACACATTAGAGTTGGTGATTACAAAGAAAGTACATTTGAAAGTAATCCTAATCTACAGCCAATGGGGTATTCTGCTGTATTAGACCCAATTAAATCTACTGCTAGTGTACCGACTGCATCTTTCAATCGTAGTCAAACGATTCCAAGTGTAGATTCTAATACATATAAAGAGGATTTACCATACGGATTCAAGATAGACCCTCGTTTTGGTGAAAACGAATTAGCTGACAACAAAGCTTACTTGTCTCCTATTCCTAAGAGTGAGAATGCAGGAAGTAATATTGACTTTCTTCTTACAAATATGAAGGGATTTGGAGAAGCTGGTAGTTCTGAATCAAGCAAATATACTAATTTTGCTATATCAACTCAAAATCTAAATATATCATCTTCAACTCAACAGTTGAAGTTTGCTGTACCATTTCAACATGGTTTTGATGGTATTAATCCATCACACCCAAAACAAACTGGTACATCAATTAGTTCTGCTAACACAAGTGGATTTGATATTAGTAGTGCTACTGCTAGTGGTTCTATAGCTTACAAAAGAGCTATTAACGCTGTTAGTAATCCTGATGAGTATGATATCAATATGTTGGTAACTCCAGGTATTATTCATAAACATCATAACATTATCAGTAACCACGCTATAGATAAGGTAGAAGCTAGAGCTGATGCTTTTTATGTAATGGATGCTTCTGATATTGATGATAATGTAGCTACAGCGGTTAATAATGTTGCTAACTTAGATACTAACTATGTTGCTACTTATTATCCTTGGGTTAAGATGGATGATATATCAAGAGGTTCAGGTACAGTATTAGTACCACCATCAGTAGTAATACCAGGCGTAATTGCTTTCACGGATAGTGTAGCTCACGAATGGTTTGCTCCTGCTGGATTAAACAGAGGTGGATTAACAAATGTTCGTATGACTCAGAAGAAACTTACTCATACCGACAGAGATACGCTTTACGAAGGTAGAGTTAATCCTATCGCATCCTTTCCAGGTCAAGGTGTAGTTGTTTTCGGACAGAAGACATTACAGGCTAGACCATCTGCTCTTGATAGAATCAACGTAAGAAGATTATTAATCAGATTGAAGAAGTTTATCGCTTCCTCAAGTAGATTCTTAGTATTCGAACAGAATGATAGTTCTACAAGAAGTAGATTCTTAAACATAGTTAATCCGTTCTTAGAATCAGTTCAATCCAATAGTGGTTTGAGTGCATTCAAAGTTGTAATGGATGATTCTAACAATACACCTGATGTCATAGACAGAAATCAGTTGGTTGGACAGATATTCATACAACCTACAAGGACTGCTGAGTTTATCGTATTAGACTTCTCAGTACTTCCAACGGGTGCTGCATTTCCTGAATAATAGGGAGGTGTAAAACAGTAGAAGAGGGGAACAATAGTTCCCCTTTTTTATTATATCAAAAAACTATGAAAAAACTATGAAATAATAACTCAATATTCTGTATCGATTTTTCAGTTTGTTTATATTTATATATGAAAGAATTAAACACTTATTAGGAGAACTGAAATGGCAGATATAATCGATCCTTCAGAAATTATGTTTACACCCTTTGAACCGAAAGTTAAAAATCGGTTTATTATGTACATAGAAGGAATCCCTGCATACCTTATTAAAGCAGCTAACAGACCACAAATTACGTTTGAAGAGATTGCTCTTGACCACATTAACACTAAAAGATATGTTAAAGGAAAAGGAACTTGGGATACTTTAGAAGTAACTCTTTACGATCCCATTGTACCATCAGGTGCACAGGCAGTTATGGAATGGGTAAGATTACATAAAGAGTCTGTTACCGGCAGAGATGGGTATTCAGACTTCTATAAGAAAGATATTACATTTAATGTCTTAGGACCAGTTGGTGATAAAGTCGAAGAATGGACACTAAAAGGAGCTATGATTCAAGTAGCTAACTTTGGAGATATGAATTTCGAAAC